CCGCCCCCGCCACCCCCTCAGTGTAGGATGCCCACGCCCCCCGACCGGCCTCCAACAACGAACTGAATGCCTTGATGCCATAGCTCCCGGCCAACGTCTCCATGGCCAGCAGCCGCTGTTGCTGCGTCAGCTCCCCCGCTGCCCCCGCCCCCTCGTACAGCGCCGCCTGCATCTCACTCAGGATGGTGGGGAGCGACTTCATATTGCCCGCCGCGTCGAACAGACTCAGCCCCAACATCTCCAGGGTCGCCGTCACATCCTCGGTCGGCCGCTGGAGATTGAGCATCATGCTCTTCAGCGCCGTCCCCGCATCCGCCCCCCTGATCCCGCGGTCAGCCAGGATGCCCAGGGCAATGTTCACGTCCTCTATCGAGAAGCCCATCACCTTGGCCAATGGGCCCACGTTCGACAGCGCCTCACCCAAATCCCGCACATCCGCGGTGGAGATGTTGGCCACCGCCACGAAGTTGTCCACTACCCGCGTGGCGTCCTCGAAGCTCAATCCATAAGTCTGCACCGCCGCAGTCACCAGGTTGGCCGATTCGGCCAGTTCCAGTTGCCCCGCCGCCGCCAGATCCATCACCGCCGGCAACATCTGGTACTGCCCCGCTGCGTCCACCCCGGCCTTCGACAACTCAAACATAGCCCCGGCCGCCTCGCTGGCGCTGAACACGGTCTTGGCCCCCATCTCCAGGGCAAAGTCGCGCAGCTGCAGTAGCTCGTCGCCCGTCACCCCGGCCACGGCCTCGATCAGCTTGAACTCCCGCTCGAAGTCCGCCGCCGTCTTCACCGCCGCCGTTCCGATCCCCACGATAGGCGCGGTGAGGCGCAAGGATAGGGTCGAGCCCACCTTCTCGGCCTTCTTGCCCAGGTCGCCTAACGACTTGGACAGCCCGCCCAGCCCCGAGGCGGTCAAGTCTTTACTCGACAGAATGATTTGCAGCGTCTTGTCAGCCATCTCTGCGCCCCATTTCTATGCGGTTTGACTGTGAATCGCATAGACCACAATCAAAAGCCCGGGCGGCCCTATCTCCGCCCGCCCGGGCTCCTCCTCAACCCCGCTTCCTGTAATTGCGCCTCGATCCCCATCATGCGCACGAACAGCATCATCTCTCCTGCATCCTGCTCGTCCAACTCAGCCGGCGTCCAGCCGAACTCCCGGCACAGCACCATGCGCACATACTCCCAGGGCGCCGGCGCCCCCACGTTCAGATGGGCGATCAGCGCCCGCTCAACTTGCTTCGCCGAGACGAAATAAGCCCTGGATCTGGCCCGCCAGCCAGGTCAATGTATCCACGTACAGCTCCCCAAACGCCTCAGGGTTATCCTTCGGGCTGGGTAGGGGCTGGCCCTCCTCATCCTCCAGATTCCAGTCTACCACGATCATGCCCAGGGCGGCAAACACATCATCCATCGCCGCCAGGGTCTCCGCCGGCGACAAATTGGCGAACCGAGAGAAGCCAGCAAACAGCGTCAGATCCTTCATCTTGAGCCGCCTGCGCACCTCGATCCAGTATCCGGCACCCAGTAGCTCCTCCGGCACCTCCAGCCGCACGATCTGCTGTGGCATCTTGCCTCCTATTCCGTTTTACGCATACTTCTACGCATTACGATGCCCGAGCCGTCATCACCCGCACCTGATAGGCAAACGTATTGGTGGGATCGTACTCGTTCTCGCAGTCCATCTTGATGGTGCAGGTATTCTCGTCCTCCCCCACCACCGCCCCCGTCCAGATACCAGGGATGTCGATGGTCACGTAATGCTTATACGTATCCTCGATCACCGTGTTGTTCCCCAGCTCCAGACGGATCAGCCGCTTCGTGGGCGTCAGAAAATTGGCGTACTCGGTCTCCGCATCGGTGTTGAACTCAAAAGTGAAACTTGCATCCAGCAGCCGCTTGCCACGGGTGATGGCATCGATCAGGTTCGTGTTGGCCGCCGTGTACAGCCGCGCCAGGCCATTGACGATCTTCACGTCGTAATCGATCATCAGCCCATCCTTGGCCGTCGTGCCAGGCGTGCCGCCGAAGGCATCCATGTACAGCTTCGCCTCCCACCCCGCGATGGGCGTCACCGTCGGATCCGGCAGCGCGGGCGTCATGGTGGTCGCCTCCTTGTCCTTGCCCAGCATCTCCACCGCCATGCGGCAATCGCCCGTTATTGCCCCCCAGATGCGCAAGCTGTCCGCCATCCCATACGGCATCTCCCACGCCTTTTGCCCATCGAAGTACTCCAGCGTGGCGCTCTTTAATGTGTCGCCCGGCACCCACGTCCACAGATATGCCGTCGTGATGCCCTGCTGTACACCCGTCACCCCAGCCTTGATCGCCATCTGGAGGAATTCGATCAACTGCTGCGTGTAGAGCTGCGCCTCGAACGACGCCGCCGCCTCGATCACCGCCGGCAGGTGCACGAACCGCGCATCGTAGCTGCCCCGATCCTCCTCCACCGCCCTCTGGGGGGCGACCTTCGTCATCTCGCCCGTGCCGTAGATCTTCCGCGTGGCCGCCACCGCCGTGCCTGGCGTGGTCTCCAATCCGATCTGCCAATACCTCTTCGCGATATCAGCCATAGCCTCTGTCCCTCCCAGGCCGAGAATTTTAGACATTTCGGCCTCCTTCTGTAGTTATGCCGCCTCGTTGTACCCGATGCCGGCGGCCTGCAATAATAGAGCTACTGCGTCCCGCAGCTCAGGCACGCTCTTCAGCGCCTTAACCTGCGATGCCTTGAGCTCTGTCCTGCCCTTCGATGGTCTTAGATCGTTCACCGCCACCACCCGGACAGTTTGGGCCCCCGCTTCCCCCACTGCCTTCTTCTTCACCATCACGTCACCTCCACCAGCTCCACCGGGTCGGCCGCCGTGTTAACCCGGTAGCGCCCTGTTCCCTGGTAGATGGCCTGGGCCACGCTGTCCGCCAGCACGGGATCCGAGAGATCGTTGAGGTTAAAGGGCGCCTCCCCGGCCTCCGGCGCCGTGAACTTGCCGCCCGGATCCACCACCAGATACCCATCCGCCTCACAGGTCAGGGCATTGATCAGCGTCCCCACCTGAAAGCGCGTCAGTTCCCCCGTATCAATTCGGTAGAATATGATCATCGTAACCCCCTTTCGGACGATTGATCGCCACCAGCACCGAGCCGGCCATCACCGCCCCCCCGCTGGCAGCCAAAGCCAATACAAACCACTGTCCTGCCTGGCCACCCCACAGCCACAGCGCGGCCAGGGCCCAACCTGCCCACACACTCACACAGGTCACGCAGTGAATCAATTGACCGAACCAGCGCCGCACAGGCGATAATTGCTCGGGCGGCACGCCGCCTTTCACCACCCACGCCCGCAGCGGCTCAAACACCCCCTCCTGGGCAATAACCTGTGCCGTGCGATAAGTGGCCAGGATCAAAACGATTAACTCCATGCAGACCTCCAATCTAGCTGTTTGAATAGCGATGTGCGCAGCCGCCACGTATCCCCATAATTGGCATGCGCAATCCAGGATTGCAATCGCTGCTGCACCTCGTCAAGCCCTATCTTCCCCACACAAAATGCCCTTGCCAACTCGCGCAACCTGCGCGCGGCCCGCGTTACCATCCGACGGCTCAATCTCCGCCGCCCCGGCGCCAACACGCGAAAGCCCAGCCACGGTATCCCTTCGCGGGCTGGCCGTATCCACGTGGATCCCGGATTCAAGTCGAGATGCAGGCATTCACCGATAAAGCGCCCCACCTCCGCCAGCCACTCCCAGAGCATAAACTTGTCGTTGGCGAAGATGGCAATGTCATCCATATAGCGAATGTAGTGAGGGATACGCAATATCTCTTTTGCGAAATGATCAAGCTGATCTAAATACACATTGGCGAAAAGCTGCGACGTGAGATTGCCGATGGGGATACCCATGCCAACCCCGTCGCCCGTACTCAGGCTGCCCAGGATCACCCAAACCAAATCCCTCACTGGCTTCTCCCTCAATCGGCGACAGACCAATTCCCCCAGTACCTGGTGATCTATGCTGAAAAAGTACTTCGAGATGTCCAATCGCAACACATACGCCACGCCCTTGCTCTCACAGCTCCGCCAGAAGTTATCCAGCCGCGCCAGGGCTGCATGAGTGCCCTTCCCCTTGCGACAGGCATAGGAATCATAGATCATCATCCCATCGAAGATTGGCTCAATGGCCGCACACAGTGAATGGTGCACCACTCGATCCCGAAATGCTGCCGCATAGATCCTGCGTGGCTTCGGATCGAAGATCATAAAGCTACGATAGCCCGATGGCCGATAAACCCCACTGCGCAATTCCCGCTGCAACCGCACCAATTGGCTCTCCAGGTCATAGGCGAAGTTGGCCATGGCCGGAGATTTACACTTATTGCACCTGGCACGCCGATAGGCCAGATACAACTCCTCCATGTCTGTGATGCGATTCCACAAACCGCCATAGCTTTTCATAGTTTAGGGTGGCCTGGTGACGACGTTGGCCAGGGCTACTAGCCGCCACCACGGCCGGTTATCTTCGTCTGGCAAAGCCAGCGCGGGGTCGGGCCTAGTCTCTCGCGGGCGCCGCCGTCGTGGCCGTAACCAATGACGTATCCGTCCCAGGCATTCCCGAAAAGAGAATTGGCACAGCAGCGGAAGCCAATGTTCGTGTTGACATTCCGTGGCGAATTGTTGCCGTTCACTGCCCACCCTCCCGCGTTCGTCGAGTTGTTCCAGTTGCCACCGCGAAGGAGGGCCCTTTGGCCCTAACCCCAGTTAAACGGCGTGCCCCAGATAATAGTTGTGCTGTGCATCAGGATCAAGCGTCGCTTTCAACCATCCCCAGAGCAGCCGCCCAACTTCATCTGTTAAACCTACCACATGCTCATATTGCTTGAAGCTAATGTACTTGAGCTCCATAGCCAGACGCAGCAACGTTTTGAGCTGTCGCACCTTGACCACCAAATCGGCAATCGTGGCCGTCTTGCTGCGCTCGGCATTAGCCTGGATGATCCCCATCAGCATCTCCGTGGCCAATCCCTGTGTCCGCTCCCCCAGGATATAACGCTGACCCTTGGGGTAATTCGACACGGCGGGATAAATCCACTTGCATACATGATACATACGGTCATAGACGATCAAGTGCTCTTTCTTGCTCATCTCAGATTCCCAGATTAAAGATTCAAGGATTACAGATTAGGACGAGAGAGCTAGGCACAGCAGCGGAAGCCAACGCCCGCGCTGACATGCCGTGGCGAATCGCCGAACACCGCCCACCCCCCCGCGTTCGTCGAGTGGTCCCAGGCGCCACCGCGAAGGAGGGCGCGGGGACCGGTATAGGCATCGGGCCCGGCATTGGCTCCATACGGAGTATAAGCCCCGCCGCCCTCGGCCTCGTTCGTCCACCCGCTGGCCCACGCCCAGCCCGCCATGTCGGTGTAAACATCTGTCAATGCATACCACGTGGCCACCCTCTCCCACACATTGCCGGTCATATCGTAGCAGCCGAGCGTGCTGACGCAGTAGCCCACGGCACCCATCAGTCCCGTGTTGCGCGGACCGGTATTGCCACTAGCCGTCCAGCAATAATCATTGTTGTCCGCCCCCACTGGCGTCCCGAATGCCGCCATGCTCCACTCCTCGTTGGTGCACAGCCGCCTCCCGGCATTCATGCAGGCTTTGTATTGCTGAAAGTAGGTCAGTGAGGCCCAGGGAGCCTGGTTATACTTGCTCTGAGCCGCATTCTGCCCGGCAAAGATCGCCTTCCCCGCTCCACCACTATTGCTGGCGATGTAGATGTCGATCATCCACTGCTGCCCAGGATACCTCACCATCCCCGGGCGTGGCCCGTCCGTCGGGCTCTCAATATCTGTGCCACTGGCCACGCTGTATTGTGAAACATTGGATGCAGGGTTATTGTGGAACCACCCGATCAACTGGTAGACACTGTAGCCTGTCGGCGCACTGGCACTGGCGCTGATCACAAAGCTGATGCCACCGCTTCCATCGGGCACGGCGTAGACATAGTAATCCGTCCCCGCCGCCTCCGCCCCCGTGTCCAGATTGGCGAACGTCACGTTGGTGGCCGCACCGTTCAACCCGGATTGACCATTCGAGAACACCACCGACCCCGCTGCCACCTGGATCGTGCCCGCATCCACATAGCTCAGCTTCAGCCCGCTGCGGATCCCCGCCGCCTCGGGATAGATCGTGTAATGCTGAAACGTCCGATTGCCGCCGTGCTCCACCGACACGTAATACTCGCCCGGATCTATCCCCGTCCAGCGGAAAGCACCAGGGCCGCCATAGCTGATCCCAGTAATGATCGTTGACCCCTCCTGGTAACCCGCCCCGGGCTCGGCGGCATTATAAGCCGGCGGCGAGGCGAACCCCTCCGTCCGCCACAGCTTGGCCGTCGCCCCGTTCAGCGGCATCCCATCGTGGATAAAAATCCCACTTACAGTTCCCATACTAACCTCCTTATCCTGAGAAGGACACCTGCTCCTTCTCCTCTGCTACTAACGTGAAATCAATCCCCAAATACTGCTCCCCGCCATACTCCAGCCGCCCATACCGATAGTTCTTGAGCTGGCTGGTGAAACACGTACCATTGATAGAGATGTTGATGTCCATCGTGTCCATGAACCGCTTCAGAAATGGCCTCAGCTCCGCCTCGGCCTGCTCCAACACCCCGCGCACCACGAATACCTGCACCCCCAAACTGTGCTTTACCAGGCGGATACCCCCCGCCGCGTGCCGCTCGATCTCCCCCTCGCGAGGGAAATTCAGCACCGCCGGCAGCTCCCCCAGCGCCTCGGGTGCCTTATCGTAAGCCACCTTGATCCCCGTGATCCCGGCCTCGATGATGGCCAGTTGCGCGATGATGCTCTCCACACTCACGACGCCAACCACCTCACGATCCGCTCAGCCGCACCCTCGAAGTGCCGCACTACCTCGTCTTCCGATGCCTCCAACCCCTCCTGAAACATCCGCCTGGCCTTCGTCCCAGGGTGCTGCACCCGCATGGCGAATACATGTTCGCCTGCCTTGCTCACCCAATGCAGACACCTGGCCCGCCTGGGCACGATCACGTGCGGCCCCGTGCCAAACTCCACGTGTGGCGCGTACTCTACATTGGTGCCGATGTATCCCGTCACCGCCCCGCCCAAAGCCTCCACGTTCGAGCCGATGGAGCTTCGCAAACGTCCCGTGTCCACCGGCGTGCGCATCTTCACGTTGCGCTCCACCGTGAACACGCTCCTCCACATCGCCCCCACCAGTTCGCCGTGCACCTGGGCGCTGGCCGTGCGCAGCCGCGCCTGTAGCTCCTCTAACCCCTCGATCTTGAGATAAAACTCCACGTCAGATCGCCAGCCGCCTCAATCCAGCCGCCCAGATCATCGTCTCGATGTCCGGGTCCAGCTTCTGGGCGTATGTGAGCTGCCCCACCTCCGCCGCCGCGCTCACGTCCTGGAACGCTTGCTGGCCGCGCTTGAACCACCGCGCTGCCTGGATGACCACCGCCTGCTTCACCACCGCCGGCGGATCGGCCGAGTAACCCCACTTGGCCGTCACCTTCACCGTCCGCAAGCCCGACGGGAAATACACCTCGTCCCCCGTCGGATCCACGATCAGCTTGCGGATCGGCAACTCGTGATATGGCCAGATGATGTAGTCCGTCTCCACCCAGGTGTCGTAGGTCGTGTCCGTCTCCGAATCCTTGACCTCCAACGTGGTGATCTCCACGCACTCGTCAATCCATTGATAGTCCTCGCCCGAGCCATCGAAGTAACGCGCCGTGGCCACGTCTGCGGCATCGTAAGCCCCCACATCCCGCCCTGTCAGCCTGTCGATCAGCTCCGAGGCCCGCGTAGCCAGTGTCCCCAGGATCGTATCGTACGTCGCGCCAGAGATCACCCCCGGCATCGCCGCCTTGATCTCGTCCGCCGTCACGTAAGCAGCCATCCATCCTCCCGTCAGGGGATATATGGTGCATTGGGCACGCCGACGCCCCTCGCCGTGATCGTCCCCGATGTATAAGAGGAGAGGTTGGCGCGCAGTTGGTCGAGCCCAGCCACGGGCACCATCCAGAGACCATCCGCCGTTGTGGCCGTGGCTGTCGTACCATCAGTGAGATTCACTGACCGCACCCCATACCAGGTGCTGCCATCAATCGTGCCCTGGAAGCTGATTGTGCCCGTGACGATTCCCTCGACCTGCACCCCCACCGCCGAGAAGCCACCCACCGCCATCGCCGTGCCCGTGCCCGTCACCGTCGCGGCGTTCTGGAAGGTATGCGCCTTGAAGTATCGCCCCGATTCCGTCTGAATCTCGGCTGGCTGCCCGTCACATGCCGCCAGCATAGCGCCCATCATCAATACCGCCAGGACGATGGGGACGATGACCCACAGTATTCGCTTGTTCATTACCCCTCCTACTTCAGCCTGGCCCGCACAGCCTCGGGATCCTCGCTTAGCCGAAACGACTTCCGCTTCGGTTTGCGCGGCTTCTCCGCTGCCTTGTCCTCAGCGGGCCCCACTGCCTTATCCTCGGGCGGCCCATGCACCGCCTTGGCCTCAGTCAGAGGCGCGGCCAGGCCGCGGTCCACCAGGACCCGGCCGCGCTCCTCCTTCACCGTGATCACCTCGCCAGGCTGTCGCAGGACACCTTCCTCAAGATCATGGAAAGCAGCGATTACCTGGATTTTCATGTCACGATCTCGTCCACACTGGCCAGGTCACCCGTGTCGGGCTGATACCGACTCACGTCGGCAAACGCCACCAGCCCCATGTCGCTGGTTGCCGTGCCGATGGTCACCACCGCCGCCAGGTGCGTGAAGCCCGCACTCAACTCCTCGGCCTCCACCTCGATGATCACCTGCTTGTCACTGTCGGTGCCCGCCTGCGTGAGCTGTGTGGCCGACTTCAGTGTCTGCGCGTCCGTGCCACTGCCATCCGTGGCCTCCTTCACCACGAAGTCCACCGTGGCATTAGTGCCCAGATCGCCCACCATCAGCACGAAGATCGCCCGACGGCGATTCTTCATCGCCACCCAGTCGCTGGTGTAGGCAGCAGCGGTGTAGGCATCGGGATCGATCGTCGCCACCAGGGCCAGTTGTTCCGTCAGTCTCGTCGTGTAAGACATGTCAACCTCCTATTCAGTTTATCCAGCCGGCACGTCCAGCCCCACGAAGGGCGAGACGGTGCCCGCATTGGCCAAGGTGATATAGCTGTCGAGCCAGGGCTGCCCATCCACCCGCTCCGT